TTCACCACCTCTTGATACGTCTTTGATCCATATACCAGCAGTACCTTCAGTAAACCATTCACAACCTGCTTTTGGACTACCCCATTGACCACCTTTAATAGGACCCATAGGACCTACAGATCCAGGTACAAAACCATAACGTCTTGTATCTTTCACAGACAGCATTGAGATATTATCCATACCGTTACCATCCTTACCAAAGTCAAGGAAAGTCATTCTCCATGAATCAATAGGTTTAGTAGGGTACAGAGGGTGAGTACGCTTACAGAAACGCAGGTCGTCATACAGAGGGTTAATCATCAGAGTAACTTCCATACCATTCATACCACGGTAATGAACAAATTGAGCACCATATGAAAGGTGTCTTGGATCTCCATCATTAGCCTTTTGGATGTAATGAGTGTCAACAGTTAAGAATGAGCTTGCAGATTTAGCCAGCAATTCATGGAATGCAATAGCACCCATAGAACCAGTCATAGCAACAATCTTACGATCGCCTTCACTAACACGAGAGAACCATATAGCATCCAGATAATCAGCCAACATAGCTTCAGTCAATACACCATTGTAATAAAGGATATGACCATCACGTAATTGAGCTCTTACACCAGGACCTGTTTTTTGCATGTAACCATTCTTACCAATGTTTGTGGTCTTTTCACCTTTCCACATTTGGTATTCCATATCAGTATACAACGCATCTTCATTCTTAGCCTGAGCTAAAGGAATGAATTTCTCAGAATATTTAATTTCACCAGTTTTCTGATCTCTGTATGGTACAGGCATAGCCAAACGACCATCCTCACGCATAGCTTTATCAGTAACAGTGAATTTCTGAGCAAATGCGCCTACCTGACATTCCAGTTCAAATGAGTTACCAAACTGCATTGTGCCAAAGTATTCATTGAATTCTGAAGGTACAGTAGTCCATGCTTTGCTGAACTCACGACCAACTTCAAGATACTGTGAAGGGAAGAATTTAGTAAAATCATCTGTTTGAAGACGTACTGTATAGATATATCCATTACCATCATGGACAGGACCTTCCAGAATCTCCAATTTGTAATCATCATGTTCACCTTCGATTACATCTGGGTGAGCATAATAGCCTTCATCCAACTTAATACGGAATGGTGTTCTACCAAGACCTGGTTTTGAACCAACAGCATCTAAACCATCCAATACTTCTACTGAGCGAAGAAATTTCTCTTGAGCACCTACTAGTTTCCAACGATAGATTTCATTATCTATTTCTATCATTTTACCCTTAGCTTGTGTCATACCAATCAATGGCTTACCATTGAAACGGTCAGTTGAAGAGAACAACTGTCCCATATATTTATCGAAGATATGGGGTTTACCACTATCATATGCAGCGGCGAGCATGTCTGAATCGAAAAAATTTCCACCAAATCCTTCATATACTTTAGTTTGAATTTGGGTTGTCCAGTTAAACATATTTGTTTCTTAATTTAGTTAGTTAATATTGTTTTTTAATTAAAGAACAGAATTCCAATCAAATTCTCCTTTCTTTGTACCATCTGAAGCAGAACCTCCTTTAAATCTACTAGTAGATTGAGTAAGCTGATCAAGCTTATCTTTTAATCCTTTAGTAACTTTAGTTTCAGCACTTTTACTCAGATTGCTAAAGTTGAAATATAACTCTCCAGTTTTTTTATCCTGCTCAAGTCTGTTAAGAATATCTGAAAGTACAAGAGTAAGTTTTGGATCTTGTAAAACTACATTATTAAGTCTATACTTAAAATCAGTAGTTTTAGAACCATCTTCCAATTCAATTTCAGAATAAAGAGATCTAAGAGCTTTTGGTTTAGCATTTTTACCTATAACATATCCACCTCCAAAGTCTTCTGTTTTAGATAAAGTTTCATTTAGAATCTGCCACCTTTCTTTCTCTACTCTCTCTCTTTTTTCTTTTTCTTCTTTTGCTTTTTTAGTTAAGGCTAATTTATCTTGATTATCCAGTTCTTTAAGTTCATTAAAGGCCTCTTTAGATTCTGTATCAAGCTCAAGCAAGTTATCTACAAACTGAACCTGCTTTTCTGCTTTTTCCTCTGTAAAGCCTTTTCTTATATAGAAAGCTTTTAACACTTTCTTTTGATCTTCTTTATCATTAAGATCAATATTTGCTAAATCAAGTGATTTAGATTGTATATCTCTAAAAGACTTTACATCTTTACCACCAGTAAGCATATATTCAAGTAATTCTCTGCCATCTTCAGGAAGACTATTCCATAGATCTTTTGCTACGGTTTGTCTTCTATATCTGTCAGATTCTGCTATTGCTTCTTCAAACTCTTCCTCTGTAGTAGGTTTTTTATAGTCTTCAGGCAAGTGCAGATAACCAAGCTCAACAAGACTATCAAATTTCTTTGAAAGGTCATTATCTTCTTCATTATCCTGAGAATTTTCATTCTCATTGGATGCTGACTTGGTAGAATTTTCAATAGTAAGGTTAGTATCAGAAGAGTCATCAACATCTTCTTCATTTTCATCTGCTTGATCCTCAATTGGATCAGCATCTTTTGCTTTAGCAAAAGCAGCTCCTTTATCATAAAAGGAGGCTCTTGCGTTCATTATTTCTGGTGATTCTGTTCCATCAAACATTATCAGACCATTCTTATTGTTATCTTCCATAACTTTACAAATATACAAAATTTTTTGTTATTTTTCAAATATTTTTTGACTATCAAGAATGATTGTTAAAAACTCTATAGCCATTTCTTATATAAAAATTGTTACTTTTTATTTGTAGAAGAAGGTTTCTTTTTAGCTGCAATCTTTTTAACCTCTACTTCCTTCTCTTTTACTTTTCTATCAGCTTGTCTTTCTCTGATTTCATCAGCATGTTTTTTAGCTTCTAAGGCTATTCTCTTATCTTCCTGGTCTAATTCTTTCTGTTTTATATTGATATCGTGTTGTAATTGAGCAGCTTCTATAGGGTCAGGTACTCCATCTTTATCAACATCAAGATCTTGCTGTAACTTATAAACATCCATGGCTTTAAGTTCTTTTTCATGCTCATACTTACGTTCCTGCATGTTCCATTCATGATCTTGTTCATCCTCTCTGGCTTCAATCTGCATTTGGTTAATTTTCTCCTGACTTTGTAATTGAGCCTGCTCGTTCTGTTGAGTTAATTGTTCTCTAATATTCTCAAGTTGCTTAATTTCGCGCTTATATGCTTCAATAGAAGTATGTTGGAACATTCCAATAACATCAGATATTTTGTATCCATTCTGCATCATTGGTTGAGCAAGAGCTCTTATAGCCTGAAATGTTTCATTATCTTTTATAGAATCAGTAATAAACACTCCTACATCAGCATTAGTAAAATCATCAGGTCGTAACTCCAGAACACCTCTTGAAAGGTCATCCAGTAGGTAAGGAATCTTTTCTTTATTTTTCCATGTTTTTATAGCTACTTCTACCAAAGAAGTTAAAACCTGTTCCCATAATAAATTATGACTAAGAAACAATAATTCAGTTACAGTACTTGACTGCAATATAGCTGTTTGAGTGCCTGTTACAGATTCCTGTGGATTTGTCTGTCCTTCTCTTTGTCTACTTACACCTACAGCTTCACCTATTTGTTCATCAATAGAATCAAGAATAGTTATATAATTTACTATATGCTGAACTGTAGATCTTTGAGTTTCATATACTCCTTTTTGTCCTGATTGAGATCTTTGATTTGCTCCTTCTGCATTCTGATTAGGATCATAAAAGTTTAATCCCATATTGATATAATGCATGTATTGCTCTTTAGTAAGCTTTACAGGAATCATTGACATATCAATATTAATTAATGGTGCCTTATCTGCAGCTATAAGCTCTTTTAACTTATGCATTATAATAAAGTAAAGAAACTGGAAAGGTCTCATTCTATCCATTGGAGCAATATTAGGAGCGTTCATAGCATTAAGTACAATACCATGATATCCTAACTTAACTTTAAATGGATTCTCATTACTTCTGAATTGATGTTTCTTAGGTCTTATATTAACAAATATTCTACCTGCTATTCTTACACCTTCCCATACTTCAGGTATCCATTTCCACTCTAATTCACATACAATACCATCTGCTTCTTCAAATACATATTTTACTTTGGTTTTGTTATTAACTTTATCTTCATAACGAATTGTTTTAGCATTTGATGGAATTTCAAACAATTCATCAACCATGGTCATTTGTTTCTTACCATCCTGGTCAATATATGTTTTAAAACCTACCTTTCTTTGAGATCTCCATTCACAGTGTAATACTTCAATATCTTCAAAGGTACTCATTCCATAAGAACCTTCAGATACAGGACTATTAGTTCCTTGTCCCATGTATCTCCATTCAAAAGAAGTATTTAAACCTTTATTATCATATTCCTTTCCTATTAAATCTCCCCTTATACTATCTGCTTTAGAGTAATACTTTTCAAGGATCTTTAAATCATCCTCGTGCATATCATCTCCATACTTCTCATATATTTCTGATAGGCTCATTCTGGTAAGATAACCAGCATACATACCATCCTGAATATATTCAATCTCAGGAGATTTATGATAAAATACTTTAAGAGAGTTAAGAATCTCTACTTTAGGTTCACCATTTACTTCACCTACATATACAGTTTCAAGTCCAGATAAATTAAGATGTTTAAAACCATCATTCTTCTGTTTTTTAATATTCCACTTTCTTTCAAGTATTCTTAGTATCTTATCTGAAGCTATTTCTGCAGCAGGTCGCCATTTAGTAGATAAATATTCATCTATCTGTTGAGGACTAAGTATTGAATCTACTTTTTGTTTTATTTGTTGGTCATGTTGCTCTAAAGCCTGCATTTTTTCCATCTCTGACATACCTGTAGTATCTGGAGCTGGATTATTAAGCTCTTCCTGCTTTTTTAACCTTTCAATTTCTATAGCAAGACTATTATAGATAAATTCCTCATGCAATCTATCTTTTTCTCTTGTATATTCATTAGCTGCCTCTGAATTTACAAGTAATGCAAGATAAGAGAAAGGTCTTTTCCATTCCTCACCTATGAGATAATTTATCTTATTATATGTTTTATTATAAGGCTGAATTATATCTCTAAACTCTTCAGGAGTTATTCCAAATGGATCACATTCTTTATCAAAATCCTTTTGATCAATTTGATTGTTATATAATCTGTAGTTTGACAACATTCTGTCAAAATCAGAAACAGATTGTCTATTCTTATCAGGGTTAGCATTATAATAGTTTATATGAGCTACTGTTGCTAAAGCATTAACACAGCTTTTTCCCCATTCATTATTTTTACTTACCTTATAAGCATATGATTCCCTCTGATTAGGTAATCTATTTGAAATAGTTGTAATCATTATCTTTTTTGTCTAAATTTACTATTTAAAAAATCCAATATGTCTTCCTCTTGTTTTTGTTTTGTACTGTTTACGTATTGGTTGTGAGTTTCTTCAAGTCCTACTACACATCCCATAAATCCCATGACAGCATCAAAGTTACCATCTCTATTATACATTACGAATTGTTTTAAAAGTAGTCTGGATTTTATCATGTGTATATTACATATTTTTCCACCTTCTTCATCTTGTCCTCTGGTTTCCAATGACCAGTCTCTTGTGTATAATTCTGATTCTGCTTTGATTTTGTCACTAGACATAGGATAACCATATATTAAGTTACCTCCCTTAGTGTATGCTTCTGTTTTAGAAAGAATAGTTTCAGGCTGTGTAGCTAAGGCTACTAATTTATGCCTTTTCTCGAAGTATTCTTTAACGTTACCTACAGCGTTCTCAAAGTGTATTCCTCTAGGAGGACTACCATAAAACATCCATAGTTTCTCTAGTATCTCATTTACTACACGTCTACCACCTTCTGGTCTTCCAGCAAATTCTGCTACAATTTCATCGTGACCATGTGTAGCAAAGTATTTCTTATTCTTTAAGACATAGATTGTTCCCAGTGATTCCCCTTCTTGATCATTCTTAAAAGGGTCATGAGAAAGTAGGTACATATCATTGGGTACCTTTCCATTTATTTCGATTGGAAATTCATAGATGATAACACATCCTTCTTTAGATGTTTTAGGATCTAGCGGCCAATCTGTAATTGGTTTTAGTTTCCTTTCTATGTCTACTTTATAATCTACTCCTCTTGGATGGTCTGGATTAAAATATAACTCTACTACAGTTTCGTTATAATTAAATCTATTATCTTTCTCTAATTTAGCTAATGTTTCCATAGCTTCATTTACAGGAAATATATTACCCTTCTTAACCAAGAACATTTCAGAAGGCTTAATAGGGTTATATTGGATATAAGCATCCAATGCTGTAGTAGCATTTTTACCCTTTCTTAATTCTTCCCTCTTCTTATATTCTTGTTCTAAAGCAT